TGGCACAAGACATCCGCAGCGATGCGTGTGCGGTACACGTTGGTGATATTCTCGCGCGCCAGCAATAAATCGAACACGGCGCGCGGTACAGTGATCTCGATTCGCACATCGCCAACACGCGGTCTTCCTTTCCCTTGCATTTAATTCGCAATAAATCCTCGTTTATTATTGGCGCAAGTGTGCATAGGATGCCGACTCGGAATGGCAGAACAGTTTGATGTCCCGCCGCAACCGCCGGTTGATCCTGTGCCCGAACCGATCGAAGGCGACGTCACGATCCCGTTCACTTGTCCATGGGCGCAGGACAACCTGGCAAAGGCAATGCAGGGAATGGGCGGCGCGAGTGCCGGTGTTTACTCCTACGGTGTCGGCTCGCGGCATCTGCATTACAAGCCAGTGGCAGAACAACTTACGGCCATTAACTACTGGATGAAGATGGTTGAGTATTACTGTGGCGTTGATGCGCTGCCGCCTGCGCTCACCGGGCGCGACACATCTTTCAGGGTGATACCACGTGACGTCTGAACGGCCACTCTTAAACGGAAACGGCAAGCACGACTTGGAGCCGGGCACATTGTTCGACATGGCCGGACAAATCATCACGCCCGACCGCGCACAGGACTTTCAGGATTCATGGTATAGTTCCTACTATGCAGGAGCTTACCATGGGAGCGGAACGGGTTATGGTCATTACGGCGCGAACGTCACCAAGAACGAACTCCGTGGCTGGCTCTGGCGCGGCGGCGACGCAGACGCCGACATTGGCTATAATTCACAGATTCTCCGTGAACGCTCCAGAGATGCTTTCATGGGAATTCCGCTTGCGAGTGCAGCAATTGAGACTCTCGACACCAACGTCATCGGAGAAGGGCTTGTGCCAGCACCGAGCGTTGACGGAGATTTCCTCGGACTGTCCGATGAAGAAACCGCTGCACTTAACAAGGAGATTAGCGACAAGTGGGATTGGTGGGCTGATGATCCGCGCGAGTGCGACTTCGAACAGAAGTATGACTTCTACACGATTCAGCATATCGCTTACCAATCAATGCTGCTCTCGGGCGATTGCCCGGTGCTCTATCCGCTGACTACGCGCCCGAACTCGATGTTCGATTTGCGGTTGCGCATCCTGGAATCCGATCGCATCCGAAACCCAATGCCGTTCGATGTTTACAAAAACATTTTCAATGGCGTGGAGATGAGCGACGACGGCGAGCTGATTGCTTATCACATCGCCGAGGTTCACCCACTGGCCATACTTCGGTTTCGTTACATGGGGGTTGTCACGGTGCCTGGGCGGACATTCCGTGTAACGCCTTTCGGTGGCGACACAGGCAGACGGAACATGGTGTTGCTTATTCGGCCAGAGCGACCCGAGCAACGTCGCGGAGTGCCGATTTTGTCTGTCTGCCTGGAATTACTGAAGCAACAAGGACGTTATGTTGATGCCACGGTGCTCGGCGCGGTGATACAGAGTTATTTCACGGCCTTCGTCACGAGCGATTTTCCTGATCCGACAATCTTCAACGAACTGTTAAGCGAGCGGCAGAAGCGGCAGATCATTAATTTCAATCCTTACAATATCCAGTTGGGACCCGGCATTGTGAACTTTATGCGCCCCGGTCACGAAGTGAAGTTCTCTAATCCCACGCAACCGCAACACACGTTCGGCGAGTTCACGATTGCGGTTGCCAAGTTTGTTGGCTCTGCGCTCGGCATCCCTTACGAAGTTTTACTGAAACAATACAACGCTTCTTATTCGGCATCGCGCGCTGCGCTTCTGGATTTCTGGAAGCGCGTGCGTAAACACCGCAAACAGGTGATCACGCAACTGTGCCAGCCGACTTACGAGGAATGGCTGACAGACGCTATCAGTCTCGGGCGCATCGAAAAGTTCAAAGGCAACTTTGACGATCCGCTGGTGAAGCGTGCCATGTTGCGTTGTGTCTGGTCGGGTGCAAGCGCAGGCTCGCTCGATCCAAAAAAGGAAGTGGAAGCTGCCGATCAGCGCGTGCGTGCTGGATTCTCCACCATCGAGCGTGAAGCCGCTGAACTCAACGGCAGCGACTATCGTGAAAACATACGGCAACAGTCCATGGAGAAGACCCAGTTCGAGGACGCCGAGCTGGTGTTCCCGCCGTATCGTCCGCTGGCAGGAATGGCAAGCGGCATTACTGCACCGCCAACACCTGAATCAACCAAACCCGGCGAAGCAGTCCAGCAAGAGGGCGCAGGTGGCGCGGAGCAGGAGCCGGTGCCTGGTCAAACACCATCCAAGCCCTCAGCATCGCCAGTGCCAGTCGCGTCACGATCAAAGCGAAAGATCAAGGGAGGGTCCGGCCGCGCGAACAGGATTAGGAATGTTGAACTGGCCGGAAGCACCAGCGGGAGGTTCCACGTATGAATGAGTTCTACCGATTCCGGTGCGAAGCCGATGCGACCGATGCCGAGTTACTGATCTTCGCCCAGATCGGCGACTTTGAAGAGATGGGCGAAGTCAGCGCGAAAGCGTTTGCGCGTTCACTGTCCGATCTGCCGAAGTCAGTGAAGCGACTCGACATTCACATTAACTCCCCAGGAGGTTCGCTGTTTGAAGCGTCTGCCATCTACAGCCGACTCGCGGATCATAGGTCGGAGAAGATTGTTTACATTGATGGTCTTGCTGCGTCGGCTGCGTCGATTGTGGCAATGCTTGGTCATAAGATTTACATGCGCGCGAACTCGACAATGATGATTCATCTGCCGCAGGGCATTTCAATCGGGAACGCCGACGATATGCGCAAGATGGCCGCCGCATTGGACACCGTAAGCGAAGGGATGATGAACGTCTATTGCAAGCGCACCACCATGCCGCGCGACGAACTGCGCGCAATGCTCGCCGCCGAGACGTGGATGAGTCCGGAGCAGGCCGTCGAAAAAGGATTTGCAGATGAAGTGCGCGGCGTAGTGAAAGCCGCGGCCTCATTTGATTTAACAAAGTTCCATTACAAGAACATACCAACCATAGGAGTAACCATGCCAAATATAAACGCAGCAGTAGCAACCGATGACGAGCCGAAACCGATGCCAGCGCCACCGAGTCCCCCGCCACCGAGTCCCCCGCCACCTCGGCCAGTGCCCAGACCAATGGTAGCGAAAAAAGATGACGACGATGACGACGACGATGACGACGATGACGACATGGAAAAAATGGAAAAAAAAATGAAGTCGAAGAAAAAAGCCAAAGCGTCATTCGAGCAAGGCGTGCAGCAGGAGCGCGAGCGTGTGGCGGCGCTGCAAAAGCTCGATCGTCCGGCCACGCACGCGATCATCACGGCTGCGATCACAGAGGGCAAAACGGTTGCGGATATTACCGATCAATTGTTCGACGCAATGGACAAAAGCAGCAAGCAAGCTGCGCGCAGAGTCGATGCGTCAATTCTCAGCGGCATCCCGCCGAGCACGACTGATATTCCCGATCAGGACCGCGGCACGCCCGGATTCGGCGCACTCATCAAGGAGAAAGTTCAGGCGCGCATTAAAAACCGGAGGCTGCCGATTCACAGCCGCAATTAACAACCAACCAACCGAAGGCAAGGAGTAAAAACATATGGGAGTAAGAAGCACATTAGGATACGCCAATCTGCTCGGCTCGACCGAGGATCCGGATTGGAAAATTTACCGTTATCCGTTCACACCTGGTGGCGGCGTCACGCTTGCCACTTTGTTTGCCGGAGCGGTCGTTTATTTCGACGCTACTCGCGCGAACCTATTGCCGGGGCTGGCTGCGAATGACGCGCAGCTAGACGGCATTGTCATTGATCTGCCCGATCAGAGTTCGGAAGGATTCACGGTCGCTAACGCCACCTTTGCTGATGGCGTGTACACAGCTGGCAGTTTAAATCAGCTGACCAGCGCCAGCGCAGCGTTCACCAGCAGCGACGTTGGCAAGGTCGTCACAGCCGGTGGCACAGTTACGCTGCCGCCTAACACGGTCATTCTGTCGGTGCAAAGCGCGACGCAAGTAACGCTGTCAAATGCCGCCAGCGCGGCCGGCACCGCACAATCATTTACGATTGTCGGGCGCACTGTCACGGTCACGCCAACGGATCAGACCATCGGTGTCGCTATCAATGGCACGTTCGACTTCAACCAAATCAAGTATGCGGACGGCAGCGCGACCATTAGTGCAGCTGGCCAGGAGCGGCTGGCTGTCATGGGAATCGTGCTGGACAAGGCAGTAATTTCCGGACCGTTTTCACCCTGATTTCACCCTAAAAACAACACAAAAGGAGATAAGAAAATCCTATGTTACAGAACCCAAATTATGAACCTAGGACGCTGTTGGAAGCGTTCGACGTTGGACCGATCGCGCATACGTTCCTGCGGGACACTTTTTTCGCTGCGCGCGAATATCCGCCCACCTCACTTGTTGAGTTCGACTTCAGACGTGGCCGCCGCAGGATGGCTCCTTTTGTTGCTCCACTTGTCGGTGGCAAAGTGATGGAGCGTATGGGTTACGAGACGCGCTTCTTCCGAGCACCGCGCATTGCGCCTGTGCGCAACCTGCGCACCGCAGACCTTGAGGCGCGTCTGCCCGGCGAGACGATCTACCAGGGTCGTCAGGCAGCCGATCGTGCGGCTGACCTCCTCGCCGAGGACGCAATCTACCTCGATGAAGCTATTACCCGCCGCGAGGAATGGATGTGCCGCAATGTTCTCATCAATGGCAGCATCGCGGTGACAGCCGACAACGGCTACACCGATTACATCACCTACCTGGAATACGCCACGCCGGGGCAGGGCAACATGGGCGTTGGCCCCAGTCCCGCGCCGAACGTGAGCGTGACCAGCAACCATTATGTTCCAGCCACATTCTGGAATGACACCACGAACGCTGATCCACTCAATGATCTGGAGCTGGCAAGGTTGCAGGTCATCAAGCTCTCCGGTATCAGTCCCAACGTTGTGCTGATGAGTCAGGACACGCGACAGGCGTTCCTCAATAACCAAAAAGTTTACAACTTTTTCCACAACCGCAGGTTCGAGTTCGGTTTGATCCAGCCGATCATTCAAGACGAAGCGGTAGTGTTGATCGGCCGTATACCAGGTTTAGAGATCTACACCTATGCGGAATATTTCGAAGACGACTTCGGAAACCTGTTTCCGATGATTCCGCCGGGTCTGGCGATCATGGCGTCGACCAATCATCAGAACAAGATCGTTTACGGTGCGTTCACTCAGCTTGAGGATGCACGCGCGCAGCGCTTCGTCACTTATCAGACGGCCAGGATTCCGTTTGTGTATGGCGATGAACAAAATGGCCATTTGTTTTACAGGCTGACCAGTTGCCCGCTACCGATGCCGCTGGACATTCTCGGCATCTGCATTGTGCAGGCGATGAGTGGCGCGGGTGTTGGCCCATACGACGTCACGGACGCCAAGTTCGCTGAGGACAGTAGCGCGCCCAAAGTTGGTGACGAAGATCGTGGACCACAGAGTGCCGAGCACGAAGCGTCACACAAGTCCTCTCATAAAGGACATAGCAAATGAGCGGATTTAAGATTTTGCTGCTGCTTGGAGCCATCGCGTTCCTGATCGGGGCTTTGCTGCCGGTTCTTCAGACCGGCGGCGGGCCTCGTGCGATTGGCTGGCAAAATCTCGGACTTGGCCTTGTCACGTTGGCATTCTTTATCGGAGCACATTAGCCGTGAGTTTGCGCGACCAGTTCGTTCCCGATCTCGACCGGGTGTTTATGAACATCCTGGAGTTCGCTACGACGCGCGAGTTCCGCATCGGTGACGGGGCAGGCGGCTTTATCATATTCACGGCTCCGGTGGTTTGGGACAAGGATGCAGTGAAAATGCAGCCGGTCGTGACGATTCACGGCGTCTTCATGGGCGATGTCCGCTGTTATATTGAGCACAAGTATCTGCCGCGCGCACCGGTGGCGGGTGAGCTGATTTATTCGCCCGCCAACCAGCCATGGGAAGTGCTCGATTGCACGGACCAGGAATCACTTTACGAACTTTCGCTATACGCTCACCGCTCACAGCCTTCGATGTATGGTCGAAATTGAACTCGATGCCAGCGCAGTCGCAAAATTGATCGGCGTAATCGGCCAAATCAAGAACGGCATTTCACGCGTGATGGTGCCAGCAATCAATACCTCAGTTACGCACGGGCGCACAGTTCTTAAACGCGAGATTCGCAAAGAGTATACAATCAAGGCGCGAGACATTCCGACAGATGTTCACTATGCAACTCCAGAGCATCTCGGCGGCTCGGTTACCGTCAGGTCTGGGATGCTCGGCCTGGAGAAATTCAAATACACACCTAAGAACCCGCCAAAGCATCCGCGCATGGTGCGTGCCGAAGTGCGCATTGGCAAGGGTGGCAATCTGCCGCACGCTTTCGTTGCGAGAATGCCGAACGCGCTCGTCGGTATTTTCACGCGTGTCGGCAAAACGCGATTGCCAATCAGGCGGCGATTGGCAATAGGCGCATCGATCATGGCGAGTCAGCCGCGCGTGCAGGACATAGTCGGAAAAGAAATGGCTTCGACGCTGGTCAAGCGCATCAATAGTCAGGTTGAACGTTTGCTTGGTAGTGTGAAAAAGAAGTAAGCGATATGCCGCCGACCACTCTCTATAAACAACTCGATACGGGCCTGCGCATCCATACGGCGTATGACCTTGAAAACAAGCTGGCTGCTTTCATTACGCAGCTGTTCACGGACACCTACCTGCTTGATAATCCGAAAGTTAATTTCTTCCAGACTTCGGAAGTCAGCGGAGCGCAACCGCCGACTGTTCGCTATGTCGGCGCAAACTCGCGCTTCGTTGATTGCAGCCCCGACTACGGCGTCCGGCTGGAGGTCTTTAATCCCACCACGCAACAGTGGACCGAGATGGTGCGTTATGTTTATCCGCATCCTTAGCGTGCTTATGGCTACTGCGACCATTTCGTTCGGGCAGGGCAAGGTGAGCGTGCCGACCGAATATCACGGCACGCAGACGTTCTATGATACGCTGCTTATGCCCAGAGGTTCGACGCTGGATGTCACAGGCGCGACGGTGATTGGCGGCGGCAGCAGCGCTGTCCAAAGCGTCTTTGGACGCACAGGCGCGGTAACGGCGCAGAGCGGTGATTATCTTGCATCACAGATAACCAATGCCGTCGACAAGACCGCTGCGTATCCCGATCCAGTCTGGATCACTTCACTGTCTTACGCGAAGATTACGGGCATCCCTACTCCGACCCCGACGCCTACACCTACGCCGACCCCTACACCTACGCCGACCCCGACGGCGACCCCGACACCGACGCCGACTCCTGTGGTATTTCCCGTGACAAGCGTATTCACGCGCACCGGCGCTGTCACCGCGCAAGCCGGGGATTACGCTGCGTTCTATGCGCCGTTGCCGCTTCCTACGCCACCGGTAGCAAGCGTGTTCAGTCGGACAGGCACAGTCACTGCGGCTGCGAATGATTACACGTTCGCCCAGATCGGTTCCAAGCCTACTACACTAGCAGGTTACGGTATCACTGATCCGGTTGTGCTGACGAGCGGAAGTTATTCGAACCCGGCGTGGATTACCACGCTTGCATGGGGCAAGATCACCGGAGCACCCAGCTTCATTACCGGCAACCAGACGATCACGCTCACTGGCGATACGACAGGCAGCGGCGCAACGGCGATCACGACTACTACGAGTGCGGTCAACGGCGTCACTTATCCGGCCAATCCATCCGTAGGCACGTATCCGGTTGTGACCAGTACGAACACGGTCACGTATCAGCCGACGCCTGCCCCATCTACCGGCACGGTGTCATGGGTCGCGCTTTCCAGTCCTTTCAACCTGCTTAATCAAGTCGGGCTGCAACCACTCTTTGGCGGGACTGGCGGACCGCTTGCCAACGGCGCGATTACGTTAGCAGCGAACACTACTTATAGATTTAAGTGCGTCGCTAATTTTACTGGTCTAAGCGTCACCACTTCTGGATTACAATTTGGATTTGGTGGTACGGCTACCGTTCAAAATGTTCTCTACGTGTTAAATGGAGCCAAGGCTAATAATACAGTTGGGGGTGCTACAGCTTACTCTACGACTGCCGCTTCAACGCTTATTATGGCGGGAACCACGAATGCCAATTGTGCCTTTGACCTCAATGGCATGATCCGAATTACTACAGGTGGCACTCTTATACCAGAGATAGGCATGCAGAATGCGTCAGCAGGAGTAGTTACTACGGACACGTTTTTTGAAATCTGGCCCATAGGGAGCAACACTGCGACAAGCGTAGGGAACTGGAACTAATAATGAACACGCGCACGACCATACCGCCGGATGGCCCGATCGTTTCGTACGATCCGACTGAGCGGGCGCAGACGCTCACCGGAAAGGTGCCGCCGCAGGTGTTCCGCGGCCGTGTCCCGCGCACTGTGACGGGCGCGGTGGACTTTGACAAGCTGCCAGACTTTCCTTCGATCACCGTGCAATCCATCGAAGCAAAGATCGAACCGCTGGTGACGCACGTAACTGTCCGCATCTTCTTTCACGCTTACGATGAAAACCCAAACAGCCAAGGTTACCTGGACGTCATAAACATGATCGAAGTGGTCTCACAGGCTCTCACCAGCTACGGGCAGAAAGGCATAAATGATGCCTATCCGATCGTGATGCCGATTGAGTGGAAGCTGATCGAAGAGCACACCTTCCCGCATTACATAGGAGAGATGATTACCAGATGGGAGCTGCCAAGCGCGCGCCCGCTGCCGGACTACGATGATCTGTTCCCGATGATTCCGGCAGAACATCTCGATGTTGTAGCATCGGAATCCACGACAGATTTTAGCGCATTATGGAACGGATCATAGGTCAGGTCATTTACGCTGGGCCAACTGTTGGGGCTGAACTGCCCTACGGCAAGATTTACCTCAATGGCGTTGATGAGAGCATTTACAATCTCATTGCAGCCTGTCCGCCAATCGGATCATTGTTTGTTACGCCCGCCGAGTTTCTACTTGTCAGGCGCGAACTCAATCTGGATTACGCGCGAAACATGCGTGGCAGCAGCGGTAGATACGTGCAATTCTATCGTGCTGTGCAGCAGTGGTTAGCTACCAGAGCCAGAGAAACCAAAGCACCTAAACCAAAAGGAGTGAAAGTAAAATCCCATGCCAGCACGAGCCTTGTCCCGATAAAGGCCAGCAATTAAATTGCGCTATGCACCAGCACGATACTAATGGACGATTCGCGGTAATTCATGGTGAAAGCCGAACGGTTCTCGCCGCTGCAAGGGTTGAGTTTAACGCATGGGCAGCGATGCAAGGGCGCTGTTACAATCCGAGTAATGCGAAATTCTCTAGCTACGGCGGGCGCGGTATCAAGGTTTGCGAACGTTGGCATAGATACGAAAATTTTCTCGCTGATATGGGGCGACGACCAGAAGGCAAAACTTCAATCGGTCGCATCGACAATGACGGTAATTACGAGCCATCGAATTGCCGCTGGGAAAACGCAAACCAGCAGGCAATGAATCGGCGATCAACAAAACTTTCTATCGCTCAAGTTCATGAAATTCGGATTCTACGGGCGCGGGGCTATTTGCTGCGCGAACTGGCAGCCGAGTTTAACGTGAGCATCCATGCAGTGCATCACGCAATCAAAAATCAAAACATAGGAGAATAACACAATGCCATCTTTAGGCCCCTTCCCTCACGGAGTATCGTGGCGAGACGTCCCAACTAGCGTAATCAGTCCCGTTGCAGCCTATCCCGGCATGAACGTTGTGGTCGGCAGCGCGCCGCTCTGGATGACCCCAAACGGCAAGCAGTATCTCAACGTGCCACGCATTTACAACAGTTATCAGCAGGCAGTGGCGGAGCAGGGCTACTCGACCGACTGGGCTACGTACGATATCTGCGAGCACATCGACAGCGTATTCGTCGAGTTCGGTGTGTTCCCCGTGACTTACATTGCCGTCAATGACGTGTTAACGGGCGCGACTGCGCATCCGGCATCGACCTTCACACTCGTAGGCGG